GATGATTGTAGAACGTATGGTATAATTTTGGGAGATGGATGCATTAATGGGTCGAATGATACGGCTGGCTATGTATCAATGCATACTGAAAACAAATCAGATACACTTGCTTATTTAGAAGACTATTTCCAAAAACGAAGTATCCAAACATTTACTACTGTAGATGGGAACATTACACGTCTACGTTGGAATAGACAGCTTGAATTGCCTTTTAGATATAATGATTTTTATAACGAAACCAAACAAAAACGTATATTGGCAAAATGGTTGAATCTACCAGTTGATAAATTAAAGTATATTCTGAAAGGGATGTTGGAAACGGATGGATGTTTGTCTAATAACGAAGTTGTATTTGATAGTACATCATTGAACTTGATTGAAAGTGCTCGTATAATTTGTCTTAAAATGGGAATACTAACAAGCGGAAGTGTTCGTGATAGGGTAGGTGAAAAACACATGACAAGTCGCGGAGTGATTGAAAATAAGCTCATTTCATATACATTGCGTATTCCAAGAACGCAAGAATTATGCGACTTAATGGGGTTAGAATATAACGACAACCAATTTTTTAAATACATGAAATATGAGAATTATCTACTAACACGAGTAAAAGATGTCAAAACTACCCATTACGATGGCATTGTATATGATTTACAGATGAAACACGAACATAATTATACTATTCATAATGGTATCGTTCATAACGGAGGCGGAAAGCGTAATGGCAGCTTCGCAATGTATATGGAACCTTGGCATGCGGACATTGAATCATTTTTAGATTTACGTAAAAATCACGGAGATGAAGATTTAAAGGCACGTGATTTGTTTTATGCTATCTGGATGAATGACCTATTCATGGAACGTGTCAAGGACGGTGAAGATTGGACGCTAATGTGCCCCGACGAATGCCCGGGATTATCCGATGTATATGGAGATGCGTTCAACACACTATATACCTACTATGAAACATTAGGTAAAGGTAGAAAAACAATGAAGGCTCGTGATTTATGGTTCCAAATTTTAGACGCTCAAATGGAAACCGGAACTCCATATTTGTTATATAAAGATGCTGTAAATCGTAAGTGTAATCAAAAAAATCTGGGTACGATTAAATCTTCCAATTTATGTTGTGAAATTACTGAATATTCTGATGAAAATGAAACTGCCGTATGTAATCTTGCAAGTATTGCGTTACCCGCATTTATTATTACTGATGACGATGGAAATGTCAAATTTGATTATATAAAACTACATTCAGTCGCACGTACGGTTACCTATAATTTGAATAAAATCATTGATGTGAATTTTTATCCTACCAAGAAAACGGAACGTAGTAACTTCCGTCATAGACCTATTGGTATTGGCGTCCAAGGGTTGGCTGATGTGTTTATATTATTGAATTTACCATTTGCGTCAGATAAAGCGAAAGAAATAAATCTTCGAATTTTTCAAACCATTTATCACGCAGCATTGACTGAATCATGTCAGATTGCTAAAGTTGATGGAAAATACAGTACATTTGAGGGGTCTCCTGCGAGTGAAGGAATTTTACAGTTTGATATGTGGGAGGTAGACCCTAATGAAAAGGTAAAGATGTTTAATTGGGACGCACTCAAAGAACAAATTAAAATATATGGTCTACGTAATTCACTGTTAGTAGCTCCTATGCCTACCGCATCTACTTCACAGATTTTAGGATATAATGAATGTATTGAACCCATCACAAGCAATATTTATAGTCGTAGAACTATTGCGGGCGATTTCATGGTAGTAAATAAATATTTAATGAAAGATTTAATGAAGTTAGACATGTGGAATGACAAAATTAAGAACAATATTGTTGCGAATAATGGAAGTATTCAACAAATTGATATTATTCCGGATGATATTAAGGAGAAATACAAAACGGTTTGGGAAATACCTATGCGTAATTTGATTGATATGGCAGCTGACCGTGGTGCGTTTGTATGTCAGAGTCAAAGTTTGAATTTATGGTTAGAAGACCCAACTTATAATAATCTAACATCAATGCATTTTTATGGTTGGAATAAAGGATTGAAAACTGGTATCTATTATTTACGAAGAAGAGCACGCCATCAAGCCCAACAATTTACTATTGAGCCTGAAAAAAACAAAGGTACGACTTTAGGTGAAAATACCGAAGATGAAATTTGTGAAATGTGTTCGGCTTAAAAGTTTAGTCAGTATTAATTAACTATATTTATTATATTGATAATATATATAATACACGATGAGTGCTATGAATATAACACATACCGAAATTCAAAACACGCCAAAATTAACCTTATTTGGAACATTAGCAAACGCATACAATAATTTGTGTGAAAACGCAAAACGTATCTCGGGCGATATAACTTGTAATGTAAAAGGAAATATTGAATCTATCAAATCTTATATTAATACTGAGATTGCGAATCCAGATGAACGTGAATATTTAAAAGCAAAAACAAACGAATATTCAAAAATGTTACAAGAAATAACAAAAGATGTTACTGATACTACTATTAAAACCGCATCTACATTAAAAAAACGAGCATATGCACCAGAAGACCCAAGAGAAGCATTACACGCACTATATGTATTAGAAGACAGAATAACGAATGTCATTAATGACACTTTAGAAGTACCTTCTATAGATACAGATACAATGGATAATTTATTAGAATTAGATACTGCGTTATATGATAATAAATTGAATAAGTTAATACAATTGATATTTAATCTTTATAATAAAAATGTGTTAGGAAACGAAGAAACTATAGATGTAACAAAAACGCAAAAGTTATTATTCATAGGATATTTGTTTTGTGAGCCTTTGCCCCAAGATATTACCGGGAAAAATGTAGAAGAATCACCTATTCCGTACAATATTTTACTTGATACACCAGACATGTCGGAAGAAGAAATTAATAAAGAATTTGAAAGCATTTGTAAATTTGAAAAAGAAGAAACGGTTGAAGATAAAGAACAAGCACCTGCGACTACAGTATTCGAAAGAGTGCCATTAGATGAAGATGTTACGATGGTTCGTCCAGCAAAGAAAATGAAAATAGAAGGGGGTAAGAAGTCACATAAAAGACAAACAAAGAACAAGAAAAACAAAGCCAGAAAAACAAAAAAGAACAAACGTTCTTCAAAAAAGAAAGTCCATAAGAAAAAGTAATTAGTTAGTATTTTACACATTTGAAGATTCTATTATTTATTTATTTAGATTTCATAAGAAGACCACAATCGGTGTTATGTCTCATTTTCATATAACACCGTAAGCATACCAAGACATCCACTATTGCGTTGTGGAGACCATCTACGGTTTCTCCATCAAACAACTTGGCATATAATTCATTCAATCTCGGCCACTTTAAACTGGGTGGTTTTCCCGGGTACTTTGATTCAACGATAATATTTGCAATGACTGTGCCTTTACGCATAGAGCAATAATGTTCTACACCATTTAATTCTTCATATGTAGAATTAAATATTGTCATACATTCAGGAGAATTACGAATAATATCTGGTCTATTCCTCTCCAGTTCTACCAGAATCATCTTTTTGTCAAAGTCGATGTTATGCGCCACTATTACATCGGAAGTAATATAGGCTTTGTAAAATTCGGTAAGAGCGTCTATTATGGAAACACCCTTATTACATGTTCGTCGTGTAATACCTGTCAATTCCGTAATCTTATCGCTGATTTCCACTTCTTTTTTTACGTTAATATATTTGTCATACGTGTCTACTAATGTATTTGAAGAAATATCATATAACGCATAACTTAGCTGTAATATATGCGGATAAGCTTCAATCGGGGTATGATTGGGGTTTGCTTTGTCTTTTTTTGGTAGAAGACCACTTGTTTCTACGTCAAATACTAAGACTGTCTTCTTACGGATAGGGGCGGATACTGTGAAATTCATTATTGTAATGTTTGATACCATAACAACTATACATATTTAGTAATCAATTTTCTATACTTTTATAGTGTACATTTATGACAATCCATGACAATATTTATATTTACATATTATATTATACATGTCATCACGTAAATCTAAAGGAACAAAAGGAAATAAAAATACAAGAAAAAATAAACCAGTCAAATTTACCAAAACTATTGATGATTATTTAAATGACCCTTTATTTCCTATTCTTCATAATGAATATATAACAATTGAATTAGAAACATGTAAAGAAAATGAAGAAAATCCAAAATATAATTACAAAGTATCCAGTATAAAAAAACATACATTTACTCAAGATGTACCTGATTATAATGAGTATCCACCATTAACTATGGAAGCATTACAAAACGGTATTAATAGTTTGAATTTAAAAGACTCTAATTCTTTTATACGATTGATGCTTATTTCTGGAGATGAAGGACTTAAAATATGGAAATTAGATAATCAAAAGTACAAACCTAATACAAATAATAAAGAAAAGTGTGGATATGGAACACCAATATATGAAGAATACATACCGATTGCTTATGCTGATTCATCTGCCGAACCAGTTGTATTAGAACCAACACAAATTGAAGAGGTATTTGAAGAACCACAAGAACAAATTATTTCACCTGGTATACTTGAACCTGAACCTGAATCTCAAGTTGAACCTGTACCTGAACCTGAACCTGTACCTGTACCTGAACCTGTACCTGAACCTGTACCTGTACCTGTACCTGAACCTGAACCTGTACCTGTACCTGTACTTGAACCTGAACCTGTACCTGTACCTGTACCTGAACCTGTACCTGAAGTTGTACCTGTATCTGAACCTGAACCGGAACCTGAACCGGAACCTGAATCTCAATCTGAACCGGAACCTGTATCTGAATCTGAAGATGATGAGGATATAGATGAAACATGGATTACTACCGCACCAAGCCAAGGACTTTTAAATATGATTGATGAAATTACAAATCAAGTCAAACAGACGGAATATAAAGATGATAAAACAATCATAAGCGATAATATGATATTATTAAAAGCACTGGTTGATGAATTAGGGAAGAATTTATACAAATTTTTGACACCTATATCACCTATACCTATAATATTGGGAAAAAATAAATGTAAGACTGCTTTAAATTATATTCAAAATAATCGTGGTGAAAATATTTACAATGACAACTTATATGATGATTATAGTACGGTAAATAGTAAATATGATACGTACATCAATTATAAAACCAGCTGGTTAAGCGACCAATTTGAAGAACATAAGCAAAATTTTATCCAAGAATTAGAACGGTTTAAACAGAATTTGGTGGAAAAAGTATTTTCAACATTTGAATATGGAGATAGTGAATATTGTCAAACTAAATCAGCGAATGCCGAAAAATCATACAAAGAGATTGTAAACAAAATAATTATGTATATAGATAACTCCAAGAAATATCCGACTAAGGGAAAAGATGTATTTATTAGTATTATAGTAACTCAGATAACCAAGTTATTAAACAATCCGAATGTCAAAGACGAAAAACAACTTCGTGATATATTAACTCATCTTTCAAATTATTTACAAAAAAATGATTCTACACCAGAGCAAATTAGACATTATTTAGACCGTGTTAAACAGCATTTAAGTACAACATATGGAGGAAAAAAAAGAAAGCATAAAAAAACTCAAAAAGGTAAACATGTGATTGTTAAAAAACGGACAACAAGGAAAAATACGTCGCGAAAATCATCTTGAGTGTAAATTGTATTCACTTGGTTGATAGTTGTAACATAAGAATCATTTAGGTAGTTGATATGTAATTTAATCTGTATAAATTATATATTAGAATGAGTGCACGAACACCAGATTTTTATATTGGTATATCAACACAAAATCCACCTACGATTATTAGTATCGGTCAAACGATTGATGGTATGGAAGAAATAGAAGTTAGATTAGACCAACCAGATGAAGATACATTAAATGTGTTTAAAGAAAAAATAGATAAAATAGTAGCACCAATAGAAGAACCAGTAGTAGTACCAGCACCAATAGAAGAACCAGTAGTAGTACCAGCACCAATAGAAGAACCAGTAGTAGTACCAGCAGCAACAAACAGACCAACCAACAGACCAACCAACAGACTAACCAACAGACCAACCAACAGACCAACCGGACCAGGAAATACTTTTCGTAATATGGCTGGATTGAACGCAATCGGTAACGTTGCTTCTTCATTATTCGGAAACGGTGGTGCTGGTAAAAATACAAAAAAACATAAAATTACAAAACGTTATAAAAATAAACTAATAAAACGTCGTAAAACAAAACGTTCAAAAAGTAATAGAATAAAGTAGTTTCGTGTAAAGTATTGTATTTGCATAATTTATAAGTAAATATAATACATAATGGAATTGGAATCCGATTTAGCAAAAGAATTATTTAATAAGGTAATTGTTCCACTTCAAACTAAAAATAAAGAAAAAGAAATAACAGTACAAAATGAATATAAACAAACCCAAGAACAATTACAAGAAGCACGTAACGAACAACAAAAAATAGATGAATTGCGGAATCAGGGAGTTAATGCTATTGCTGCTGAAAAGGCTGCTCGTTTGGCTCAAGAAGCAGTAGCTGCTCGTTTGGAACGAGCAGAAGCAGAGCGTGTAGCAAGAGAAGAATCATCACGTTTGGCAAAAGAAGCAGCAGAACGTGTGACAAGAGAAGCAGCAGAACGTGTGACAAGAGAAGCAGCAGAACGTGTGACAAGAGAAGCAGCAGAACGTGTGACAAGAAAAGCTGCAGAACGTGTGGCAAGAGAAAACGCAGAATCAGCACGTTTGGCAAAAGAAGAAGCCGTAATAACAAACATAGACCAAGCTACTGTTGATGATAATATTCCTCCAGCTGTTTCAAAAGAAAATATAAATTTTAATCTACAAGGACAAACACCACCTAAACCACCTATTATAGACACCTGTAGGGCAAACGAACGTGATATAATTCCAAGTGAAGATTGTAATCCAAATAAACAGAAGCCTAAGTTACGGTCATTGTTAAGATTTCATCCGGATCATAATCTTGGTTGTGAAGAAATTGCCACCGAAAAATTTAAGGATTTAACGACTGCATGTGAAAAATATACTCCATCATCAACTACATCAGAACCCACCAATGTACCAACTACATCTGAAACCTCTGATGTACCAACTACATCTGAAACCTCTGTTGTACCAACTACATCTGAACCTTCTGGTACCGCCATTTCAACAGATATGTTAGCGTTACCATCATCTGAACCCACTGATGTACCACCTTCAACTGAACCAATATCTACAGAGTTAGATAAATCAATCTTGGTATCACCTATTCAAAATAAATTTGATGTAAATCCATTGATTGAAACATTAAGAACAACATTTAATAAAGATATGTCTCGTAAGACCGTGCCATCACAAGAACTATCGGCAATAGTACCAGAAACAATTGTACCTGAAATAGTGTCATCACAAGAACCAGTACCCAAGTTTAACGTCAACCAATTAATAAATACATTAAATCAATCCTTAGCTACATCAGTGCCAGTAGTAGAACAAAAAGTAAGTGTTGGTTCACCAAAACCCTCTATATACCAACAAAACAATGAAACCGATGAAATGTATATGTCAGATTTAGACAAAGCATTAGAAGAAGTAAAGAAAAACCAATACGCAAATGCTGTTTCTTCACCAACGCCACCACCAACATCAACGCCACCACCAACATCATCCCTAACACCAGTACCAACATCATCCCTAACACCAGTACCAACATCAGTACCAGAGCCAGTATCCGCAACTACAGAATCATTTGATTGGAAGGGTAAATTAGACTGGTTAAAACAATCAGTCGGTCTATTAATCGGTTCATTAAGTAATATGTTTACTTTCAAACCAGCCGAAGACAATGACCCGTATAAATTATCCCCCGAGAGAGAAAACGAAGGATATATTTACATAGGTAAAATGTATATGAAAGAAGAAGATGGGACTTCGCCATCAAAACAAGTAAAATATGTAAATTATCATCCAGAAAAGAAAGACTTTTATATAGATGAACGAACAGAAGTCGTAAATTAAATATATAGTTCACAAAAAAGTTAAATATAAATTGATATTTCATGTAATCATAAAATGTCAATTCAATATGTCATTGCAAATATAGAAATACCAATAAAAATACATAATAATATTTCAGAGCCTTTACCTGAGTACATGAAAATAAACATAACAGAATGTAAGGAATTGCCTGAAAAAACAACGAATAGTGCGATGCAGATGGATTTCACCGAACAAATACTTAAAGTGGTTTCATCAAATAAATCAGAAGAACCAGTAGAATCAGATATAGTACAAAATACTATATCAAAAGAAGAATTAGAAAAGAAGAAACAAAGAAAACACGCTCATAATATCACGTTCCGCAATAATATATTATCCCATAGACGAACACAAAAAAAGTATTCTAATTCATAACATTTGGACGTTGACCCTTTACAACAATCAAAGGTTCGGGAATCATGGTAGGAAGGCGGTCACTAACATTAAGAGAATGTAAATCATGAATCCCTGGTTTGACAGAAGGTTTGGGTTTAACCATATTGCTTGTTCCTATGCCAAACAATTGCGATTCAATATCAAATGGATTACTGGATAAATTCGTTGGTGCGATTCGTCCTTGTAGTAATCCATTTCCGGCAAAATGAGTAGTTGTAGGATTTCCAAAATTACTTTTATTACATGTTAGATAGTTGCATAATCCAGAGTTAGCATTTTGTTCTAAGCGATAATCTCCTTCGTTATTTTTACTACGAGTAGAAGCCATTATAGGTGTATATAATAATGTATATTTTATATACACCAAAAAATTATTTATAAATTTTTGCGTACAATTGTTTATAAACATCAGTTTGTAACAATTCTTCAGTAGAAATACCAGACACTATTTTTATTATTAACTGATGGAATAAGTCTAAATAATCATAACCAAGCATAATAGTAAGTCCTATATTCGGGTCTGTAGAAAACATAAATGATGCGGTTTTTTCATATAAGTTGATAACTTCTGGTATTGTTTTTGTAATTTCAAAAATATAGTCCATAGTAATATTCGCAGCGTCTAAATCATAAGATTGTTCGTCCTTAGTTATCTCATCTAAATTCATTTCAGATATATCGGGATAATTTGTAGGATTCATTTTAAATAATTTGCGTAAACAATGACGGTATTCAGTATCATTTGAATATTCAATTGTTAATTGAATCGGATAAGAATATTCCATTTTCATTACTAAATATAATGTATAATGTTTATGTTAGTTTTCAATAAATATTATACCGATGCGAAAAACTCCCAGTCCAGGTCTTCACATACCTTTTTCCAAATCATATCTTGTTCTAATTGTTTTTCTCTATCTTTCATCATGGGTATATAGGGTAAATACTGCGTTTGGTCCAACAATACACATAACTGATGAAGGGTATATGTGTAGTTAAAAAAGTTGGTTCGGTTAGCAGGACAATGAACCGCCCATGGCTTTTGAATCTCAATGAATAATACACATAACGTCTCATGTAATTCTTCATTCATTACTGGGGGTTTAATTCCAAATAATGAGTTAATGTATTGAATATGTTCGAAATACTTGTTTAATCCAAGCTTACGTAATAGTTCACGCATCTTATCATAATTCAATTCGGACATATCAGTAATACGTTCCTTTTTAATACGTGCTTTAATTGAATCTATTACTTCATCGGGTATTAATGTGGTTTCTTTAGCTTGGAACTGTGAAAGAATTTCTTTAAAATGATTAAGACGAATATACGCTGTGTAAGAAACTTCATTCGGTGGGTCTTTGTTATTCGGTTTAGAACTATCTATAATATAGGTAATGAATTTGCCACATTTATCATTATTACATATAAGTATTCCTTCTTCATCTTGAGGTATCATTTCGCCAGAATTACAAAACTCACATGTATCAGACTCTACATAATAATCTTGTGAATTAGTAAACTCATTTGTCACATTTCTCCAATATTGCTGCGTATTCATTTTCGATTGTGTATATTTGTTAATTGTTCCATCATTACTATTCTCAGTAGGCTTTATTTTGAAAAAAGAGTTTAAAGCATCCGTACTACCCGATTCATCCATACTTGTTGATATTTGCTGTTTTTGTTCGAAATAATCAAAGATAAATCGGGAATTATCAAGCAAATATTTTTTCTTCTCTTGTTTGAGCGTTTTTATCTTCTGTTGAATTTCTTTAATTTTGTCTTTCATATTCATATATTCGTCTACTTGACCGGTTTGTAAAGTTTTGATGGCGTCTTTTAGTTCGTCCTTTTCTCTCTGTAATTGGGGTATAGTTTCATTCTCTATCTTATCATAATATGCTGTTAACTCGGAGTGTTTTTCATCTATTGTATGTATAGTTTTCAATTGTTTGAGTTGTTTTTTTTTAGACTCACCTTTCATTAACTGAGATGAAATACTTTATGATGGTGTTTTTATGTTAGTTTTTATACCTTTGAATATATTCGTACAAAAAAATAATAATTCAACATGATGAGTATTCAAATATATCTTATATAGTGACAGGGTATGTGTCATAATATTTCTTAGTAACAGAGTTATTATGTAGTGGCTTGATAATAGGTAAAGTATGATTATGTTTATTTATGACAATATAATGTGTTTTTGAAAAATAACAATCACTACAATGTGTAGAAAACCATAATGTAGCTAAAGCATATGCTGCGATAATATAATAAATCATATTTGAAAGTTGTGTGTATTATCCAACCATCTAATGTAAACAATCAATTTTTAGCACCACATACATTTTTTCATTTTTGTAGCACAATCAAGACATATTCGGGGTGCTAAATACAAATACCCAAAAGGATTACATACGTGGTCTGGATTACTATATCCGTGAATTTTCTTTTTTTTACATTTTTTACATTTATATCTTGCTGGAGATAGCGGAAATTCTTTTTCGTGAAGTTTATGCTCTTGACATATAAATTCGTGTTTTGTGGGTTCCATATATTGTTCGGACATGATATTATTAGTATACATTATCAAGTGAAAAATTCGTAAATATCAGAAGAATATGGTATTTAGAAAATGTATAATGAATACTAAAAATAGCGAAACAACTTTAATAGATTTGCCTCAAAATATAAAAATAGAAAAACCTGTATTTCAAAAAATGATGTTTTTAACAAATGCTTTAGAAGAAGGTTGGAGTATCCGTAAATCAAATGATTCTTATATTTTCACCAAAAAGCATGAAAATAAGCGGGAAATATTTCAAGAAGACTATTTAGAGAAATTTGTATTAACAAATAGCACGAATGTACTGGGTATAAGCAGCCAATTATAAGTCATATGTGTATATGAAAACATACATTATATTGTGAAGATTTATCAAGTGATACAAATATATTTAGGATATTTACAACTGTAGTTCAAACATTACAATTGTAATTTAATAAGGGAACTATAAATTTACATTTTTGTGGTTATTGCTAATAATTAGAGCAATTATTTACAATAATAGATAGATTTTTAGCAATATTATTATTTTTTAATTGAATTAATGCGATTTTTTCCCAGATTTTTTTCTTTGTAGAATATATAAATTCCATACAATGGCTGGAGGTTTAATGCAATTAGTCGCCTACGGCGCACAAGACGTGTTCCTTACCGGAACCCCCGAGATTACTTTCTGGAAGGTGTCCTACAGACGCCACACCAACTTTGCCATGGAGTCCATCGAGCAGACCTTCTCCGGTCAAGCCGACTTCGGACGCCGTGTTACCTGTACCATCAGCCGCAACGGTGACCTTGCTTACCGCACCTATCTTCAGGTGACTCTCCCCGAGATCAACCAGAACATGAAGAACGCCAGTGGTACCGTTTCTGCCCGTTGGTTAGATTTCATCGGCGAGCAGCTCATCGCCCAAGTTGAGGTTGAGGTTGGAGGTCAACGCATTGACCGTCAATACGGTGACTGGATGCACATCTGGAACCAACTTACCCTTTCCAAGGAGCAAGAGGCTGGTTACCACAAGATGATCGGTCACACCACCCAGCTTACTTACATTGCCGCCGATGGACGTGCCGATGTTGCTGGTCCCTGTGCCGCTTCCTCTGCCCCTAACCAAGTGTGTGCTCCCCGCAACGCCCTTCCTGAGACCACTCTTTACGTGCCTCTTCAATTCTGGTTTTGCCGCAACCCTGGACTTGCTCTTCCTTTGATTGCCCTTCAATACCACGAGGTCAAGATCAACATTGACTTCCGTCCTATCGGTGAGTGCCTCTACGCTGTTAACCCTGCCGCTTCCGCTGGTGCCTCAGCTTCCGTCACCCAGGCTTACCAACAATCCCTTGTTGCCGCTTCTCTTTACGTTGACTATATCTTCCTTGATACCGATGAGCGCAGAAAGATGGCACAGAACCCCCACGAGTACCTCATCGAGCAGGTCCAGTTCACTGGTGACGAGTCCGTCGGTTCTTCCTCCAACAAGATCAAGCTCAACTTCAACCACCCCTGTAAGGAGCTTATCTGGGTCGTCCAACCTGATGCCAACGTTGACTACTGTGATTCCTTGATTGAGGGTACCACCCTTCACGCCACCCACGGAGCCCAGCCTTTCAACTACACTGATGCCATTGACTCCCTTCCCAACGACATTGCCGCATACGGTGGTGTTGATACTACCACTGCCTCTGGTGCTGACGACAACAACCTTGCCGGTATGGGTAACGATGGTATTAATAATGGTACCGCTGCCTCCACTACCGCACAAGGTCTGTCTGATGCCGGTTCTTTCGTCCTTGCCGAGACTGCTCTTGACATGCATTGCTGGGGTGAGAACCCTGTTGTCACCGCTAAGCTTCAGCTTAACGGACAGGACCGCTTCTCCGAGCGTGAGGGTTCCTACTTCGATACCGTCCAGCCTTTCCAGCACCACACCCGTGCCCCCGACTCCGGTATCAACGTGTACTCCTTCGGTCTTCGCCCCGAGGAGCACCAGCCTTCCGGCTCATGCAACTTCTCCAGAATTGACAACGCCGTCCTTCAGCTTGTCCTTTCTGCCGGTGCCGTCTCCGGTGTTGCCACTGCCAAGGTCCGTGTCTACGCGGTTAACTACAACGTCCTCCGCGTAATGTCCGGGATGGCAGGGGTAGCGTACAGCAACTGATCAAATTGTCAGTTAATGCGTGACCTACAAAGTATTTTAATAAAAAGGGTTTTCCCACAAAAACAAAATAAAAATTATAAAATACAAAAAACAAATAAAAAATGTAAAATAGTTAATCAATTACCCTGTCGGTTTTTGAATCTCCATAAAATATAATAAAAACTATAATGTTTTTATTATACAAAATTAGACATATCAATAAAATAACTCAATGATTTCAACAGTTTTTTCAGTAGTATTATCTACCCAATATTGAATTTGTGTCAATAACGCTTTAATTCTTTCTTCCCATTCTACTATTTTGGTCTTAGATACTTGCATAACACCATAGCCGTTTACTTTCCAACAAGAGCTTATTTTCTTTCCATCTTTATCTACATAATTATCGGGGTTGAACCGGATAAACACTATTGGACGATGCCCTACATCTTGGGAAATTTCCATTAATCGTTTATTTTCACAGCTACAATCGTACGTATCATGTTTATTTTCATCAACTTCAATAATTATAATATGACTCCCCATATCTAATAATAAATCAGGTCGTCGTTTAGAACACCCGTCAGCTACCTTTTTATCACATACCCAAGAAAACTCAGGAAATTCGTTTTTCACGCGGTCTACTACATCGTTTTCTTTTGTTTTGAAATTGCGTGAAATTTCAATATCAGGACATAAATGGACACAACACGGTAAACAATACCCATCGTATTTTTTAATACCTCTCGTCTCACATAATGGAGATTTACACAACTGACTACCATCACATATTTTACAACGTGCTTTCATTTTATCATGAACACAAATTAAAGAACCTTTACATTCTACACAATGTTGTTTATTTCGTTTGTGTTCGCATATAGCCGCCCCGTTACATTCTACACATCTCCTTCGTCGTTTATCATGTTCACAAATTTGACTACCATCACAATCTACACAATCGCCTTTTTTATTTCCATGACTACATAGTTCTTTTCCTCCACATTCAGCACATCGTGATCTACGCATTTTATGGCTACATATACCAGCACCGCCACATTCTACACAGTTATATCTTCTTCTATTATGAATACATTTTGGACTTGGTCCGCCCATAATACTTTTTATATTATATGTATATTTCTTTTTATATAGTTTTATATATAAATAAAATTATATAATCCCTAAATATTCTCCTTCTTCTCTTGAGCTAATTTTTCCTTCTTTTTAAGATATGCTCGCCTGGCGTATTCTTTTTTCTGTTCTGGGGTAGGTTGGTAATTACTTTTGTAATTAGTTCTTTTTTGATAGTCTTTAACTCTTTGTTTATGAACCTCTTTATTCTTCTCATACGATTCTTTACTATAGGCAGGTGCCGTATACCGTTTCAAATGCTCCTTAGTAGCTTGTAATTCGCTTTCTAATTGAGCTACCCTTTCTTCAAGTTCACTGATACGAAGGTCTTTATCCATTGTTTTATTTTACAATATTATATATAGAATAACGTTTATATGATTTATCAAACTATAAATTATTTTACATAACAAACGTAGTGTCCTATGATGTCATCGAATCTCATCCAATCTACATCTTGTTCGTGGTCTTCAAACTCATCTTCATCCACGTTTAACTTATCCAATAAAATTTGCATTGCATCAACTGTAATCATATGTTCTTCCTCCTCCGTAAATTGTGATTGTGTCTCTTCACTTTCTTGAAGACGGTCCCATTCTGTTACAAGAAAATTATTTAAGTTTTCATACCAAGTATTATTCAACTTGAAAGTATTATTCAACTTGATAGTCGGTTTATAATTTACCAAAAAAATATCGTTAATAATTTCCTTAGCAACATCATAACATATTTTATCTGTAAAACCCATTACTTATTCAATATATATTATATATAGAAAATACTTTATGTCTTTTCTCAAAACATATTAGAATCATACGCCATCATTTTCGGAAGAGACAATAAAGTAAATTCCATTTGCTCTATCAAGGGAATAATATTGAGAACACGTAAATAATCGTTATTTTTATTTTTTGAAATATAACTTAAAATGTCATATATATTTGATACTTCCACCTTATCACCTTTATTATTTGTCAGCTCAATACCAACACGTGTAATTATATTTTCTATCATTTTCCAAAAGAATATATGAGAACCTTTATCCGTAAAAAGGCAGTTTTCAAAATCCATTATGACACACGTATAATTATTGGTTTCCGTTTCTATATTATCCAGATTATCAATTAGATAATTAATATGCGTTCGCGTAGTCCGTTTGACAAGTATATTGTCTAAGTGCAAATCATTATGTATAAATCCGGTCTTATGATACGCTACAACCAGAGAATAAATCGTTTGTATTAGTATGCCACGCAAAATATGGAAATTCGTATTGGTCCATGAATGACTTTTAACCGACCCCTCATTAAAATACTTCATAATAATGACCTCTTTTTTAGTATCTTGTTCGGGAATTCCTTGACAAATTTTGTCTGAAGAATTATCGTCATAACATTCAAATATACATATAAACTTTATAAATCCAGCACATTTTGTTTTATGTAGGTGCTCTGAAATAGAATATTCTTTTCTAATTGTAGTGTTATCTCTTCCCATTTTCACTACTATATTCATTTTACTATGATTCTTCTCCAAATACGCTAATAAGACTCTACTATCCTCGTCTTTTTGTTTCTGTAATAATTTCACAATTTCTATTCTATTGGCAGTATCAATCGCATCACATTTTATATAATATTTGGAAGTGCGACTTGATATTGAACTACTCCTATTTTTATGTAGGAAATAATTAGACATTACATTATAAACAACGAAATATTTATATAATTTTTATATATAGTATCGTAATGAAAATTGAAGACATATTTGAAGAATTCATCCCGAAAGAAAACCGTGAGAGTGTCGAACAAATAACTACCAAAAATATCAAAAATATTAATGCAAGTATGATATTTTTAGTAATAATAGCATGTGGATATTCAGTATTATTTGTAATAATGGCTATAAATATAAACAAAATGACAAATAATCTGAATAGAATTGTAGATTATATGGATACAATCCAATCAAAACAGTTAAACACAACAATAATAGAAAATTTACAAAAAGATTTTACATTAGTAAAAGATTGTGTGCTTCATAAATATTGTAAAAGAGTGCCGGATTGAGCCGTGATATTTATATTTTTAAAAAAAGTATATAATTAGATACTACCATAATAAGTATATTGATAGCACACAATGAATAATCAAATTTATGAAGATAATTATACCAACATAGTTGAACCGAAATATGGAAATAAAAGGGATATTTCCACTGATGAAATACTTACGAGTAATATATCAAGCAATCATGCCTATTCTATTACACAAACTGAACGACTCGATATGACCTCATATGAAACGTATAGTATAGACCCAATCGGATGTAAAGACGCTGATGATGCGTTTTCTGTATATAGTGAAAACGATAAACTATATTTCGCAATCCATATTGCTGACCCAACTGAATACATCGATTTAAATTCGAATTTATGGAAAGATATAGTATCGAGAACAACAACCAAATATCCATCAAATCGTGCCCCAATTCACATGATGCCAGACCAAGTGTTAGAATTATCCAGCTTACAAGGAACACAAGAAGGTAATATTAAAAACGCAATAACCGTATTATCTGAAATAAATTCAACCACATATGAACCTATTAACGAAATCAAATTATTATTTACCACCATTTTTGTAAAAAAGGAGAACGCATTTAGTTATAATAGTGCGTCAGTCGTTTGCGACGAAATGAATGCGTTTACTATAGGATTAAAAATAAGTGAAACGTTGAAAGTGAGACGTTCATTAAAAACAAAAGGAATCAAATTAAATGAAGTTTCCACCGCATACCCGATATATGAAGATAATCACGTCTATTTATACGAAGACACAAAGCAAGAACGATTGATGAAGCAAATGATTGCGGAATTTGCCATTTTCGCGAACTCTTTTGTAGGTGAATATTTAAAAATCAATTTAAACACGGGTATTTTTAGAACTTGTAATGCGAGTGAATGGTTACAAACTGTGTATAATGAAATATCCGGCGAAGAATTGTTACAAGAAATAATAACGAATGGTATTCGTGCTGATTATATGGCTAACGTAGAATCACACGATTTGGTAGGAATGCCTGAATATTGTCATTTTACATCACCGATTCGTCGTTTATCTGATTGTGTATGTCATTATTTACTGAAATTCATCTATTTCAAACATAAACATTGTAATATACCCTTTTCCGAGCAAGAATTGGACCAATTAGCCACAAGATGTATGAAAATGACACGTTTTGAGAAGAAAAATCAATATTTAGATATCAAATTTCGTTTATTACAAGTGATGGCGAATATGATTTTTGAAACTAAAAAAATAGACATAGAATATTACATTACTGGATATAGCGGGTTATTTTTGAATATCATCATTTGTAATATAAATAATTTCCACGTCCACATGTCATATACATTGCGTGTTCGTGATTATGAAAAGGATATTAACCCAAAAGAGAAGCATTCAATGAGTGTTACGCACGTAAATTGTTTTACTAATTACGATGAAAATACAATACCCGAATTAGATAAACACATTTTAGATATTTGAACTAACCGAAATAGTTTTTGATTACGCAAAATTGATTCATTCATTTCTGATATATCGCAACCAATTATTGAAACTGTATACCTAATACCGATTACTATGCCTATTACTAATTACTATGACGCACTTTGTTCTGATTTGAAATTTTACATCGCTCAATTTGTACCATCTAAACCGAACATTAACCTTCCATATATTGATGAGTTCAAAGATGTGATAGTTGATTGGTATAACAAAACGAGGGTCTTTGATAATTCTGTCTATCGAAATTACGATGAATTATATCGTTCTCACCATGGTATAACGTCTGTTGATACATCGTTTGTTAAATATGGGTTCTTTCATTATGCCAAAGAAAAACGATATTACAACTTAATATTATCCCCCCATACGGGACAGTTTAAAAAAATAGCCATTCGCCGACATCATCCGCAAAATTTATTACGACAATATACGACCAATTTATTACACCGACGTTCCCCTCATAAACACAAACACAAATAAGTATTTACGTATTATATTTTCTCAATAATATGTAAATATGTTCTCAAAATTAATAACTATATTAGCAAGTATAAGTGTGGTAGATTCAACAAAAATATATAACTATTATGAATTAGCAGTCCAAAAATGGTGTAGTACCGATTATATGATTCACGGACTCTGGCCGCAAATAAATAGCACAGCCTATCCTGAAAACTGTAAAAGTGTGTCTTATGTAAAACCCACTGGTGAATTATTAACCGATATGAATACATATTGGCATGCGTGTGATAGTACATTATGGGAACATGAATGGAAGAAACACGGTTCGTGTATGCAAGAACAAAACAACATAGACGAGAACTCTTTTTTCAATACAACCATATCACTCTTTTTGGAGAACATGAATCTATTAGATAAATGTGAAAATGATGATTGTATAGTGGCGTGCTTTGATTTGGACTATAACCGAATCGATTGTGAATAATCGATTACATATTATGGTTGCAATTGGCGATAACATCTATACATTGCTTAGTATTCAAACAATAATATTTTAAGTATTGGAATGTAATATTACCCAATCCCATATACTGATAATCATGATGTATCATAATATTTTCAATATATCCTACTTGACACGATTGTGTAGAAGTATTGGTAATAATTATTGTACCAGTAGCAATAATCATGCTTATGGCTAAATCTTTAACAACAAAAAATATATATTCATTTGTCAAATTATCTAATATCTCTTGGGTTCTCAATATAGTTCGGTCAACTTCGGAGAATAAACTCATTACATTGTAATAAGCGTATTGTAAATCGGATTGTTTCAATTTACGTATACATAATACTTTATTATCCAGTAAAAAAACAGGTCTCATTAAATTATTTCCCTATTTTTACAAATACAACTAAAATTATTGTTATATCGTAAAGGGTATAAAATAATCTAATGCTATTATACAGTAAAATGTTAAAAGGTGTAATTTTATTATTTGCGTATTTTGAAAGAATATTATTTTATGGTGTTGATGGATTCGACGACGACGATGAACGAATCGAAAATAAATATCCTTTTTCAGAAAAATACCCTTTTTATGAAAATAATAATGAGTATAGTGATTCCGACGACAGTGAAGATGAAACCGACGAGTATAATTATCTTATTCAAGTTATAAGAAAAAATATCGCATTTTGTTAAAAAATAAAAAGGACTATATGGTCTTTTTTATTTTACACGTTATCACATACTTTATGATGTAATCGTTTCTGTATACCCATTGAAGATACAGAAGTAATAACTGTAGCATCACTACTCATATTTTGAATATCAATTATTTCAGGTTCAGATTCAGATTCAGATTCAGATTCAGATTCAGATTCAGATTCAGATTCAGATTCAGATTCAGAGTCTTCATAACTTGGAGAATCTTCAAACCCATCATATAAAAATCGCTCAAATATATTCAAAAGTGTTTGGATATACGACATTAAAAATAATAACGAACTATTTTTATACTATTTACACATTTGAATATTTTTTAGAAAAAATATATTGATAGAACCATATATACAAATAGTAAAATAGAATAATAACTAATTCTTGCGACGTTGCTGCGTATTTTAAAATATTCTAAAAATAATTCCGAAAATCCAAATCCAGATAAGTATAAAAATAGTCTACTAATTTCATCGTCCATAATGTTATACACAATTATATAATAATATGATTTATTTTATTTACACCTTTGAGTATGTAATCAAAACTGAAATCTAAAATTTTTGTCTACATATTGTTGTATTTTTTGGTAGTAATCTTTTGAACGATTATCTAAATAATATCCGAGTCCCCCCCCTCCAACAATAATCCCCGAAATGTATATTACGAATAATGTTATTGGTTCCATAATTACAATAAAAATATATATTTATCTATAAATCGTATAAATACAAAAAAACAATATTATTAAAATACTAAATATGTACCGTTCGAACGCATTAAACACCCAAAACGGATTACTACTAAGTAATTTGATGGAATTTTATAATAAACATGGTAATTTGGAAAAAATGATGAGAATTATTAACGGTGAATCCGAAATATCACTCCGGATTGTGGATTGGTTTGTAACGAATTTTGCTAAGAAATACTATACAGTGTATGAAATCTCACAATCAATAGGTGAAAATCTTTCAAATACAAGATTTAAAGTTTACAACGACTATAAGTTAAAATTAAAAGCATATTCAAAAAAACGGTTTGACCCATTTTGTCGTTGGGATAGAATTTCGATTCCTTATAATGAAACCCAACTGATGGAAACAACTATCGGTCAATTGAATTTTTTTAAATGGGCGATTGAAAATAAAATCGTAGATTATATCAAAGATAACTATGAAACTATTGAAAATGATATGAATAAACGAAATGTTACCACGAAAAAACGTGCTACATTAGATAATACGTTAAATGATAAACCGGAAACCACAAATTCTAAAACGAGAAAACGACGCGAAGAACTATCAGTTTCGGCATGTAAAACAATAAAAAAAGAAGATGTGAAAATAGTTGTAAAATTTAATTAATATAATGGAGTTTAATTCGATGAGGGTGAATTCGTAGGAGGTGGTGGATGTTCTGTTTCATTTTTGATAATGATATTTTGAATAAATTGTTCTATTTGTGAAATCCACTTAATTCCCGGGTCATTGGTATTATTATCTATATAAGATGCGTCTTCATTTGTCAACAGGTTTAATACTTTGGTTGAGTTTGTAGTATTGTTATTACAATCCCAACTTTCATATTTTCCAAGCCATTCATCATGATATTTTTTACACTTTTCGAGATAGGATAATTCTATTCCTGCTTCTCCATCTCTTGACCGTTTATGAATTCGTTTAAAACAAATATCAGCATCCGCATTAATGTATATATGCCCGGCTACATTGAAATCTTTTGCGTGTTCGTTTGCCATTAAACAATAAATTTTATAGTCCAAATCTGTAATTAATTTGTCGCTATGTAACATTTTTGCGAATATTTCTTTATCAGCATCAATCGAGCGTTCACATATTAACATATCGCAATCAGGATTATTGCGAATAGTATCACGTATCAACGTTAAGCGGGTGGTTAGTGCCATAACTTGAAATTGGAACGCATATTTAGAAGGTTCTGCGTAAAATTTTTGTAAAATAGTCTGTCCGTCGTTGTCTGTAATTGTTTCCCAAATATCTACAGGCTCTTTTACAAAAACAATATTTTTTTTATTTTGAAAACGCTTATGTAGCTCTTGAACGATGGTGGTTTTTCCAGCACCAATGTTTCCCTCAATAGAAATAATAACCGGTTGACACATTATAGAAGACAGATATAGATAATCTTAATATTATTTTATGATAGATACGTTATACATTCATTTTCAATTTTCTACACCAATAAAAATATTGGATTAATATATACAGTTATGGAGGCAGTTCCTACAACCGAAAAAGAAGAAAATACCGTATCGGTAAAGTCAACCGAAGAACCTACTAAATCTAAATGGCAATCTTTTGTCAGTGAATTGAAAGAAATTAAAGAAACTATGAGCGACCAAGATTTTAAGCAAAAAACCGGTTCCTATGTTGCGTTTACATTAGAAATGTATCGCGTTTTTATGGGTACATTACTTTTGTTTTTTGTTCCCCAAAAGTGCGGGGATGAACTATGTAGTTTTTCACAAATGACAACTAAAACCGATGCGATGCATGTAGGTAATATCTCTGTCAATCTTGCCACATTTGTTGCTTTTTTCATGATGTATGTAATTGAACTTCGTCGTGAAAATAAGATGATTTCTTATTTAGAAGTAAATAAGGAATTCCCATGTGATAATGATGCGGTCGGAGAAGCCTTACTACTTTTACCTGAAAAGAAAAGAAAAGTGATATTAAATTTAGATGGTTCTTATCAGATGGCATGTTATATTGCTGCCTTCTTCTACTTAGGAAATTCTGTTTATAGTGGATTTACTATATATGATAATTACTATGATAGTAAGACAACGACTGTATTTGTAACGAATTTATTGTTCTTGGTTGGTAAAATAGTTGATGTATATGGATTAGCTAACACAGAAACTAACATCTTTTATTCTGCGTACTTGAAAGATAAGGTCCAATACAATTATGCTGACCCCGATAAAGTTAAAGAAGAACACAGAGTTACAGAGATGGTAGATGTGTATCCAGAATCAAATGAACCTAAAGAAACAGCTTAATTTTATTATTTGTAATATGTAAATGCTGTAAATTATCGTTTGGAACACCATCACCGAATGTTCGTATACGAGCTAATATATATTGATAGTAATATTTACCAAATGTTTGTACTATTGGAATGTTAAATAAGAGCAGATCATGTTGTAAGCGAATTTTTAATCTATTTTTGAAAAAGTAATTATCCATTTGATATATACATTTTTTGAATTTTAGTCTATATCGGTCATCAAACTCCCAAATATAATTTATCAATACTTGCGGAAGTCTATTCATCCTATTCATTTCAAATTTATTATTACATAGTGTGATAATAAATTGGTTCAATTTTACAATATTGATATTGGTTTGTAGAAAAGTATATCAAGATATTTACTTGACGTAGGGAATTCATCTTGTCCGTATACATCTTGTAGTAATAACCATTCAAACATTCCTCCCACATACAAATATACATATGTAAATCCCAGTCCGGATAATTGTTTCGCCTTCTTTTCTATAGTATCATCATTAGCATTTTTACCGTATATTACAAATTTAGGTGTAAAATCATATTGATTCAGATATTCATTTATCACTTTCTCCTCAGTTTGATAAGAAATCGTATTTTTAATCAAACATTGCTGTTCGTTTGATAATAATGTATTTATAATAATGTATTCTTTTGGATTCGATATAATATGTTGCATGTCTTCAAATGATAATTTTTTATGTGTTTTTTGGAAAAGTCCATTAAACATTTTTAGTATAGTCGTACTTGTATTTCTATATTTTTTCCAAAAAATTGATTAAATGATGATTACATAATTACATATAACTTATAATAAGACCAATCGAAAATGGATCTATCTCAACGTAAATTAGTCAAGTCAGAATGGGAATCGATTGAAATCCCTGTTTCTTCTGAAGAAAAAGAAATTTTACAAATGATAAAAAAAGGGTATCACGATGTTAATATACATACTAACTCTCATCAATCATTATTCTCAGTTGTAAAAATAGAAAAAACCTCTGGTTCTGAATTGTTATTATTTCAAAAATATTTTGAATCACACTTAAAAGAAACAATACAGAAATATGGAAAAGGCGTACCTGAGTTACAAAATATTGAATTTCCAGGCTCTGGTGGAAAGCTGAAGTCACTAAAAAGTATTGACAAACTACGCATTGAAAATCTTGAGTCAAGAATGAATGAAAGAAAAAAACAAATATTTGAATACGTACTATATGAAATGATAGAAAATTTACTCAAAAATATATACAACCGAAAACAAGGATACGCATTCTACTTATATACTCTGCTTCAATTAAAAAAGACTACTATCCCTGGATTAAATACCCATTTTGTTGATGTAATGGACCAAATCATTAGTTATGTAAATTCATTCACAAAAACCAGTGAAATCATTACTAATGCTTATGAATTTATTGAAAAAAATCCATATCTTTTAAAATACGAAGACAAAACATTATTCTTACATCA